TTAAGAGCCGTTGCTGATAATCACTTCCCGCACTGGCTTTCCCACACCGCCAGCAGCTGTATAGGTTAGCGAAACGTCATCGATCTTAAAGCCTGTGAAGATCGCCCGCACCTCTGGAACATCATTGATCGAAAGCACGAAGCGGCCCTTGATCGCTCCAAGCCGGTCAGCCATGACCTGAAACTGATCTCGGCTGAATAGCTCTTTCCCATAGTAGTCCTCTGATCCCCAATAAGGTGGATCGATGTAGAAGAGCGTTTCTGGCCGATCATACCGATTGATGAATGCCATCCAGTCCAGGTTCTCAATCACTACGGATGCGAGGCGCTCATGCACTTCCTGCAGCATTGGAGCCAATGTGGTCAGGTTAAAGCGCGACGGCCCGCTATAATTGATGCCGAACGAACGGCCAGAGACCTTTCCACCGAAGGTGAGACGTTGAAGATAAAGGAAACGCGCAGCGCGTTCGAGATCCGTCAGCGTATCAGGATCGGTTGAAGTCAGGCGCTCAAAGTCGGTTCGGCTGGTAATCTGGAAACGTAGAGTGTCCATAAGCTGCGGATAATGACGCTGAAGGATGCGAAACAGGTTCGCAACGTCCCTTGAACGATCATTGATAAACTCGGCGCGTGGTGCTGAAGTACGCCTGAAGAATACGCCACCCATGCCAACAAATGGCTCTGCATATAAAGAGTGTGGATTTGCATTGATGCGCTCGCAAATACGCTTTGCAAGCTGGCGTTTGCCGCCAATGTATGCGGCTGGCGGCGATACTGGATCAACCGGGACAAAATCTGCGCTCAGGTTCATGTACGTTCTTTCGAGAATCGGTCACAACCGAATTGCCCGAAAGGGCCGGATGCGACGGTTATCTCTGGTGGCTGTCGGGCGGGATCATTCTTTGCCGGATCGTTCCCGCCGCCACGAATTAACGTGGCCGTCCCTACTTCATTCAGTCATGCAAACGAAAACGACTATTGGAGCGACGCGCTCCCTGACTAATCGACTTCCTTGTCTTTTCTAATTGCTCGTCGGCTTGCCTACGCTGCTGATGAAACTCGATCTCTGAGCGTGTAAGCGTTTCCCGGTCGCGAAGTGTGAGGTCGCCTATTGGCCGCTGGCCGGTCAAATCAGGCCAGTATTCGTGAGCGCCAAGCCGCCAAAGGTGGCGCATTGGCAGGCTATTCACGACATTGCTGTGCGGTGGGTAAACTTCGATCGCAACGACATCAGGCCCGAAATACTCGTTCTTCAGCTCCTGCAGCTCGTCCCATGTGATCGTTCCGTCATGCTCTACAGACATGAGGCCGCGCAGTTCGTCCACCAAAACGCCTATGACCGCCGTCATGCTTGCACCTGTGCCGATGGCCAGACGATGGCCTCAACAATCGCACGCGCTGCGGCTTCATCTTCCGCCGCATCGATGTCGCGCTTGGCACCAAGGCGGATGCTTTCGATCAGTGCGCCGATCTGCTGCCACTGAGCAAACGCCGCAAGAACCACATCCGCAACCTCGCCAATCGTTTCGGCTGTTATACCGACTTCGGATGACAGGATCGGATAATCTGATGCCTGCGGGTTGGTTGCAGCTTTAAACGCCTGCGCCTCTGCAACCTTCTGTTGATAGGTCATCGCCTGACCGTGGCCCGGTGTGATGTATTTGAGGCGTTCTGTTTCGGCTGCACTATCAACAACGGCCTTCAAATCTGCCTTTAATTGTTGAATTGGCGGTGCCTCTTGTTCAGGTCGCAGGAACTCATCATCCTTAAATTGCCAACCTGGACGAACTTCAATAGGGCAAGCAATGCCATCTAAAACGTCAGGAGCAACTTCTTTGAGCGTGAATCGGCCCGTATCAATAACCCTTGATACAAGTCCATCGGTAACGACTGCGAATAGGCTCATACCTTAAATCCTTGAACTTGAAGATTTCCAGCAGGTGGTGTCGCATTGCCCGTCAGGGCTTTTTTCCACCCAACCGCAATGATTTGATATGACTTTGTGGGATCTAATGTGCGCATGACAGGCCTAACGATGGACTGCTCTTTGCCTGCAATCTTATGCTGGTATTGATATTCCAAGTTTTGCCAACCAGATCCATCGTTCATGAAAATTGAGAGATAGATTGTTGTATCGCTTCCAGTGCCGCCACCAGCATAATACGTTGCTTCGACAATCATATTCAGATGACCAGCTGGTAACGTAACCTGACCGATAACGGTCGCAGAGGTGACAAGCGATATATTGCCTGCATCGACAACATCGATCTGCTGAAGATCACTATTGAACCTGTAGTCACGTAACGACGAAGAACTCAGGCTTAAAGGGGTGCTCGCCAAATGGAATACCGATAGATCGTTAGATATCCATACCTCGATAAGCTGCCCGGCTTTCAACTCCCCAGCATTCAGCGACCTACCATCTCGATACTGAACAGGACGCGCACCTAGCCCATTGATATTGAGTGTGGCGACGGAAGTGTTGCTGGATGTCACCATCAACCTGATAGGCATACCCCGAAGCGTAGCAAATGATGACGGGGCGGGATTAAATGTGACCGTTAATGCATTCGCCGTCCCTGCCGCGACCGCATAATTCCATTTCCCTGACTGCACATCCAAGGCAATTTTTTCAATGTAAGTGCCGTCTACCTTCTCGAACACACGACCATCTGGCAGACTTATGCCGTGGCCGTTTTTCGTTTGTACGATGCGCCACTTCGATCCGGTCCACTCTGCCAGCTTCTGCTGATTGTCAGCCCACGCACCCGTTGCTCCGGCAGGAATAATGTAAGTGTCGCCAATGACCGCGCCGTTTGGTGGCGCAATAGTTGTTACGGATAGGACTGGAAGCCAAGGTGTGCGATTTGCAAATCCAGGCGCGGCAATTGATTGCAATGCTTCCCAAAGCTGCTGTTGATTGTCGGGGTCGAGAACGAGACCTGCATTCTCAATGACGGCACAAATTTCTTCCTGCACGTCGTTGAGATACTTATCTGTCACCTCAGTCCCAGCAACACCAGCAGCTGCATTCTGCGATTTAAATCCGCGACGGCCACCACCAATATCAACCGGATTATTACCGTTGACGCGATCCATGTCAGTTCTCCACGTATGAGAATACAAGCTGAGTGTGCGCAGGCTTGAGCCGCCGCAACTCGCATTCAATGTCACTGATTTCAAAACCACCAAGCGGCTGGCCCGCCGTGTTGACGCCAGCCCGAAATATCCATTCGGAGATCAGCTGCAGCTTTACACGCCAGGTGAACTGTTCACCTTCAGCAATGAGCGGCTGACCAGCCAGAAGAACGCCAGCATTCGACGGCCAGAACTCTTCAATTTCGATGGTGTGGCCGAGGCTTTCAGCCATTTTGACGAAGTAAGGAATGCTTGCGCCACCTTTGGCGATCCAGCGTTGATGTGCGCGGCGCTGGCGCTGTTCAATGGTCTGATTGCCAAGATCACGACCGCAAGGATCAGGGCCAAGAACGCGTTCGAAATCGGGCAACAGCGCATTCGCTGTACGCGGATCGATCTCGTCCATTAGCTTTTCAGCATCAACTTCGGCTTGCACAAGAACCTTGGCAATGCTGTCGAGAACAGCATCAAGGACGCCGCCGCGTTTACCAAGGGCAAAGCCGCGTGGCAGCTTTCCAATCAGACTGGCGAGAATGGTTGACTGAGGTCTGGTCATTATGGGTCCTCAAAAGTAACGAGGCCGGGGAGCGGATATTCATCGCGCTCCAATCGGAATGGAGCTGACGGCGAAATCAGATCATGCGCATATTCGCCCGATGCTGCAGAGATGGCTTCCGATATGCGTGACGGCTCAATCAGCGCGCCGATCGGGCTGTCGTTCTGATCGTCGCTGTCATCACCTATTGTGGCGATGAATGCCGCAAACGCTTCCTGGACAGCTGCGCGGGTCGCAACACCATCAGGGCGAAGCCGCACGGTGATCGGGATCAAACGCATCTTTGCAGGCACAATCACGACATATGCCGTGACGGGCCGGACGCCGGAAGAAGAACCAGGTGCGCCAAGATATGCAAGCTGCTCGGCCATTTCCGATTCTGTTGGCGCACGGGCTGATGTGCCGTCTTTCATTGCGACGATAACGCCGACCGAACCACGGCCCACCCAATCGGTGACAGGCTTGACGGCGCGCACGTCGAACTGCTCGCGCAGCCAGCTCATATAATCGAAGCCAGCACCTCCATGCGGACGCTGCCGGATGTAGGCCATGACCGCTGCCGCAAGTTCTGCTGGGGTTTCAGCAACAGCTCCGCCTGCAAAGCCACCTTCAGCAACTGTGATTCGGTTGATTTCAGGAAAGGCATTGACTGTGCGAAGGCGAATGCCAGCTTCGAGATTGCCGATAGGACCAGCTGCAACGGCTTTTGCAGGCACAAGAATGCTGCCGCCTACCGGAATGATAGCGAGGGCAGTCGTGCGGAATATCGTGCCATCAGAACCGGCGATCTCAAGATCGGCTGGCAACTGCGCACCGGCTGCACCTTCGATGTTAATATTTCCAACCGCATATGTGGCCGGTCGCGCCGCAATGCCCCAGATATTGGCATGTCGATCGACAAACTCGTCTTCTGCGGTATCCACGAAGTACATGCGGCCCCACCATGCAACGTGATCGTGGATCTCGCGCACTTCGAGTGCGACGGCTCGGCCAATCATGGCAAGCATGCCGCGCGCAGAACGAACGGCGCGGGAAATGGCGAGCGGATCAACGAGCGGCTTGACGAGGGAAATACTGAACTCCATCGCTGATGCAATGCGTTCGGCAATGGTTTTCGCGGAATTGACGGGCCAAGGCATTATGCGTTCCTCCGGCCAGAAACGAGTGTATCATCAACCAGAACACGCCACGCCAACATCTGAGGCGCGACCCATTCGGTTTCGATTTCAGCGGATGTTTGAAGCTCTCGGCCTACCCAAGTCAGGCTTTCTTCAAGCCAGCCGTGATAAAGAAGGCGGGTGATTTCGGTGGCTTTGGCGCGATCAAGAAGCCAGCAGCGCGAACCGATGCGCTCACCAGCTGGATCAAGTGCGTCGGCGCTCGCACCCCGGCGAACATCGATGCCAGCCTCGGTCAAGAATTGAGAGCGGCCTTCAGGCAATGGATCGTCGGGATTGGCACGGCGGTCGAGACCGACCGATAAAAGCACTGCAGTGATTGGCGTTTCATCAATAACAAGATCGCCATCCTCGCCGATATCAAGATCAGCGCGGCGCGTTTCCGGGTCATAGATGAGTGCCACATCGTAAAACATGCCCCGGTTCTATCGCGCGCGCGCGAATACAAACATGCCCGCCAAGGCGGGCATGAGAGAAATTAAGCTGGTGGTGGTCCACTTGTCCTGCCTCCGGGGACAACGCCGGTATGTATGTGTGTCTTGTCGATGACAACCCCATCGTGGGTGATTGTTCCACCTTCAAAAGCGACACCTGCCGCTGAGATCGTGACTTTGACGCCACCGATGGAGAATACCACTGATGTTCCAGCTTTAATGCTGATTGTGCCGTCAGTGCCAATGACGATGCTGTCACCAAACATATTATAAAGAGCAGCTGCACCCGGCGAAAGCTGGCCCATGCGTGTCGAAGGATTACTGATCGACACGATGGCAAGATCGTCCTGGTTTCCACCAATGGCAATTGCAAGACCGACGGCACCATCTTCGGGCACGGAACTGGCAACACCGTAAGGTTGCTGAATTTCCACCTTATCGCGCCAGATGCCCGGTGCTATCTCAACGGAAGCCGTTTGCGTCTCGCCATCATCGACAATATTTTTCAGCACCACACGGCGCACCATGCCACGGACTTTATCTGCGGTATCTTTTTCCATTGATCAACCTCATAACGCCGAGGCGGTGCCATCCAGTGGCCCGCTCGATCCTTTGCCCTTGCTCTTTTTGCCACCTTTTGAACCGCTCTTCTTGCGGCCTTTAACGTTCTTTCGACGATCCTTTACAGGCTTATTATCGAACGCTTCAGGAGACGTGACGGCGATCTCGGTTTCGCGACCTTCCTCACCATAAAGGAACGTCACACGCGAAATCAGCATGTCGCGGAATACGTCCTGAAAGCTGTCCTCGATCGGCACGGTTTCATTAACGCGCCAAAGGCGGCCGTTCTCGCTGTAACCATAAACCCGATAGGAAATCTCTTCGCTCTCACCACGCTTGGTGCGCATGCGCCAATCGGCTTCATCCTTGCAGCCTTTCTCGTCGGCCTTGGAACGTGCCAGATGAACGACAGGACGATAGCGCTTGATTTCATCGTCGGTCGCCTCGCCACTGGCGACAATGCCACGGCGCTCGCGCTCGGTTGCCGAACCGTCTGAAGGCTCGCGATCGTCCGGGCTTTTCGGTGATCCGCCGCCAGTGAGTGGCGCTGCTCGATCATCGCGTGCGGTTGCAGCCTTCTCCGATTGTCCACGCACAATAACCTTGGAATGACGGTCTTTGTGTGTGAACTGTCCGTTCGAAGCCTTGACGTTTCCCGGAAGCGACAAAGCAGCAGGCGCACGATTTGCGCCGGTTCTGGTCAATACGATACCACCAACACCATCAGACATAACAAGTGCGTGGCGCTGGCGAGCGCCTTTCTCGATTGCGCTGATGCCAGTCTCGGAAAGGTCTATGCCGTAACGCGGGAAAGCATCGCCGGTGTCGATGTCTGAACGAACCGTAAGGCCGTAAGGCTCAGCGATGCGCTTGACCACTTCCTCCAGCTTCACGTTGTTGAACTCAGACGGCCCTGAAGGTGCAGCGGCACTATCGACAAGATCGCCTGCCTTGTCTTTGCCCGAAATAGAGACGGCTGCATGTTCCGCATCGATCTCAGGTGCGACGGTCTCGATGTAACCTTTGAGAACAAGCGTGTTCTCGACATAGACCTCGGCTTCCATGCCGGGTTTCAATGAGAACTCGGTTAAAGCTGGTGAGGCAAAATCAAAGGTCGAAACCGATCGGTTATAGTCGCGCAGCTCGAAACTGAATGAGCCGCTCAAGTCTTTCAAATCGCGGGTAACATTGGCATTGGTCCACTGATCAAACACCTGACCGTTTACTTTAAGCCAGATTGCACGGGCCATTATTCTGTTACCTCAATGCGGCCTGAAGGAATCGAAGCCGGATGACGCGGTCGGTTGCGTTCGATGATCGAGAGATAGCCATCCTCGATCAAGGCCGGATCATCGCCATAAAGGTGATTGGCAAGCATAAAAGCATCGGTTGCACGATCAGTCTCAATGATGCGGGTTGCAGGCAGACGCCCGATTGCCTCATTGATGTCTGCGATCAGGCAAAGGCGGACATCGCGCGTGGCGCGGATGGTGGCGCTGGCCTCGGCAGCAAAATCGGAATCGGAAAGGCTGGATAGCAGATCGGTATAGGCATCCAGTTGGCTGACCAGGCTGTCGCGCAGCGCGCTTGCTTCCGCCCGCGATCCGAATTCGACATAGGCTGCAAGCTGACCAGCCTTGGCAAGCGCATCACCTGCCGTTCCGGCCAACAGTACCGTGTCCGGACGCGATACGGTATCACCGGCAAGAACGACAAAAGCAGCACCGGCGCTGGCGTTGATATCGAGCGCCTGACGCGCAGACAGGCCGGTGGAGGAGCTGGTTGCCTCTGCGGCCGGAGCAACGGCAGGCGTTCCGGCGAGATCGGGAACGAGATTGACGATCATGTCCGTCACCGAGCTGGCGGCGCTGGACAGGGCTTCAGGCGTGGCAGGCAAGGTTTGCGGCAGCGCTGCGCTGATCAGGGCAGAAGCCCTTCCGGCGCTGGACTGCCAGTAGGAAAAAACCTGTCGGGCGGTGCGCTGTGTGGCGTCGGTGCGAAGCCGGGACAGGGTTCGCCTCAATGGCGACGTAGTGAGAGACGCGGCAAGCGAGACAAGCGAAAGGGCAGCACTGATCAACGCCGAGGGGGTGGAGGCAAAGCCTGAAAGCCCCATGCCACTATAGCGCTTGAAGGTGGCGCTGAAGCGGACGACGCGCAGTTCGTGGGCGGCGAAGGAAATTTCGGCCGTCTCTTCCATTATGACCTGCATCGGGCCAAGCCATGGATGGATGAGCGTTCCCGGTCCCGGCGTCTCGAATGCGGCCTTCAGGGCCTGTGCCTGGGCAATATAGGAATCGCTGACGATCAGCCCTTCGACCTGGACCGTTTGTGTCGCAAGGCCGAAATCGTCATACGCCGCCTGATCGATACCGGGAAACAGATGCTCGGCAACGCGACGCCCGACCTGTGTTGAGGTATCGGGCACGTGGAACGAAATGCCACGATATGAAGCTGGAAGCAGTCCTGGCAGAACGTCGCTGATGCTGTCGAAAATCATGATTGCCTCTATGCCCTACCGATGACCCGGCCACGATCGGTCGTAAGCCCGACATTCTTGTTGTCGGACGTGGCGCTTGCGAGCCTGCCCGGACCATCGACCTTGATGCGGATATCGCCACCGACATTGACCGACTGTGCCGGACCGGCAACAGCTGCAAGGCGTGTCGGTGTCGAGAGGCTGGCGCGCTGATCAGGATTGTTACCGTTTGCAGGCGTTGGCCGCTTCAGCTCCGGCAAAGGAGGAACCACGAGGTTTCCGTTCAACGCACCACGAGCATCTTTTCCGGTGATCTGGCCGTTGAAGTCTTTCATCTCTGCCGGAACGCCGAGAATGGCTTGCTTCAC